GTTAATTAAGATGAATCAAGATGAATGTAGAACAAGACAAACGCTGGAGAGGGCAGGATAGGACTCTATCCACCCTTGTCAGACCTATGGAGAAATCAAATGGATGACTTATTTGGAATGCCACAGATGCCCAAAATCACAGACCAGGGCTTTGAAGAATTCTGGGAGGCTTACCCCAGATGTGACCGCAAAGGCGAAAAGGCCGCTTGCAAGAAAAAATGGGCTGAAAACTATTATTTCTATCAGGTCAACATCATTTTGAAGCACCTTGATTGGATGAAAACAACCCCTCAATGGTTACGGGACAACGGGGCATATATCCCAGCCCCCAAGGTCTATTTGAATCAACAGCGATGGGATGGGGCAGAGATTCCCGAGGCCAAACCAGAGCGTGACCCTGTGCTGGTAAAGCTGGAAGAAGATAGAAAAAACGCCGCCCCTATGCCGGAACATATCCGCGAGCGTTTGGCGCAATTGCGGGGTGGCAAATGACTTATTTTGAGGCCCACCAATTGTTAGACAAATTAAAGGATGGAAATGAGAATTACTCCCGTTTCGTTATCAACCGAGCGCTTGCACTTACTGGAGACCATGAGGCACACCGAGGCGAAAGAATGGTTACAGAGGCACAACCAAAAGATCAAGGATTTGGGCAAAGAAAAGGCGACTGCTTGGTGGCAAGCAACGATTGCCGACATTGCAAGGCGCAGGGGCGAGGTTGCTGCTGATGATTTACGAAAGAGAATGAATGAGATACGCCGCCAGGGTTGATCAAAATCAGGATCAGATTGTTTCAGCACTTAGGGCCGCTGGCGCTTATGTCTGGGTCATTGGCTTACCAGTTGACCTTTTGGTGGGATACAAGGGGCACACCTTCCTGGTCGAGGTCAAGAATGGCCCTAAAAGGCGTTTAACGGCCCTACAAGCCGATTTTTTTGAGAATTGGTCTGGTAGTACTTTGGCAAGGATTGATGGCCCTGACGGGGCTTTACGCATGATTGGAGTTTTGAAATGACGCAAGATGAAATTATTGATATGGCTATGAAGGCTGAGTTTGTTTCACATGGAAAACCAAGTGAAGAAGACAGCGAATTATTTGTTTGCTTAGATAAAGATATTGTGCATTTTGCCAAACTAATAGCAAAGGCAGAGCGTGAAGCGTGTTTAAAAGCCTGTGAAAAAATAAAAAACGATTTAAGTAATTGGCCTGCCGCTTTTGAAGGCGTTACAGCAGAGACAAAATTTATGCGATCTATGGGCGAAACAATTGTTGAGCCATTTATTGAGGCTATTCAATCAAGGGGGCAAGCATGAAACCAGAAGAAGCCGCCCAAGACATACGCAACAAAGCCCGAGCCTATGGCGATGCCAAGGCCCAACGGGTTTACCTTGAGGAATTTCGCAAGTCCAAAAAAGCACTTTTGATGAAAGATGCCCTGCAAATGGGCTACGAGGCGGCAAACGCCCAAGAACGCGAGGCTTACGCAGACCCCGAATATCACACTTTGTTAAAAGGGCTGGCTGCGGCAATAGCCCAAGAAGAAACCCTCCGCTGGGAGATTGAGGCATCAAGGCTAGATGTCGAAATTTGGCGGACTCGAGAGGCCACCAACCGACTGCAAGACAGGGCGCACCAATGAAAGTAGAAATTAACAATTGCACACTTTATTTGGGTGATTGCATGGAAATTCTGCAAACTTTGTCCAAAGTGGATGCGGTGATAACAGACCCTCCATATGGGATAAATGAAAACAGCAAAAAAGTTGCCAACAGGGGAAATCTTGCCGCACCTAAAGATTACGGGGATTTTGATTGGGATAAAGCCCCGCCATCTGATAAATTGATTGAACTAATCCGCACAAAAGGTCAATATCAAGCATTTTTTGGCGGCAATTACTTTACATTGCCCCCAACACCATGCTGGCTGGTATGGGACAAGATGAATAGCGGTGATTTTGCTGATTGTGAACTTGCTTGGACAAATTGGCCCAAAGCTGTGCGGCGGTTGCAATGGCGGTGGAATGGAATGATTCGACAAGGAAACGAAGAACGCTACCACCCCACACAAAAGCCAATTGGCGTTATGAAATGGGTGATTGAACTATGCCCAAAAGCTGAAACCATATTAGACCCGTTCATGGGAAGCGGCACAACTGGGGTCGCGGCAATCCAGATGGGTCGCAAGTTTATAGGCATTGAACGTGAACCAAAATATTTTGACATTGCTTGCAAGCGCATAGAACAAGCATCAAAACAAGTGGATATGTTTGTTGAACAACCCAAGGCAATCCAAGAGGTGATGTTTTGAAATGTCCAGAATGCGGGACATGGACAATTGTCAAGGAAACGAGAATATCCACAGGCAACACCCGCAGAAGGCGGTTAGAGTGTGCAAATACCCACAGGTTTTCCACACTGGAGACAATCGTTGTACGCAAAACACCAATACGTAAGGTCAAAAAAGCTGTTGAAACTGGTGGCAAGCCTTGAATGCCAACACTGCGGGTCTTGGCATATGGTGCAAGCGGCACACACAAACTGGGGCGGCGGCAAGGGCCGAGGGGTCAAAGCTGACGATAATTTGGTCGCTGCGCTTTGCTTAGGGTGTCATTACGCCATTGACCAAGGCAAGAATTTAAGCCGTGAGGAACGCCAAAAAATGTGGCAAAAAGCCCATTACAGGACAATTGACAATTTAAAAGACGTATGGCCCAAAGATGTGCCATTTCCGATAGAATGGGATGGCAGTAGCCATTAGGGGGGCTGTGTCCCCCCTCTTTTTTAGGGGTAGCTATGGCAGTTGAAGACAAAGATGTAGCGGATTTTGTAAGTACGCTACTGCATTCCGGCACAGTTGCCCACTTTATGCACCTTGGCACAGATAGCCTCGGGGTGCATCTGGCGACTGGGGACTACTACACCACAATTATTGATTTGGTAGACCAGTTTGCCGAGGCTTACATGGGGTGTTACTCAAAGAAGATAAAGAACTTCCCCGAGAACTTCCACAACGCCAAAGACCCCATGAAATACTTTGAAAGCCTGTCAAAGTACGTGGAAACCAACCGCAAGGCCATGCCAGATGACACCCAGTTGCAAAACATCATTGATGAAATTGCCCAACTGATTGATTCAACCCTTTTCCGCTTAACGCTGAAATGATCAGAATATTTGCTGGATATGACCCCCGTGAGGCCATTGGCTACCATGTTTTTTGCCAAAGCCTGATTGAAAGATCAACCGATGGGGTGGCAATAACCCCCCTATTTGGTAAGCAAAGGGACGGGACTAACGCCTTTACCTACCAAAGATTCCTAATCCCTTATTTTATGGGGTTTCAAGGACGGGCCATATTCCTAGATGGCGCTGATATGCTGATGCTGGGTGACATTGCCGAACTGGACAGGCTGTATGACCCCACCAAAGCGGTGCAAGTGGTCAAACACGACTACCAAACCAAGCACCCGAGGAAATATATTGGCACACCAATGGAATCGGCAAATCGGGACTATCCGCGCAAAAACTGGTCAAGTTTAATACTTTGGAATTGTGCCCACCCTCGAAACAAAGTGCTGACCCCAGAATTTATCGAGGAAAACAGCGGAGCAGACCTACATCGATTTGGTTGGTTGCCTGATTCACTTATCGGTGAGATACCGAGAGAATGGAACGTGCTGGTGGGTGAGCAAGACCACTTGAGGATTAAGATTGCCCACTACACGCTAGGAATCCCAGAATTTGAGTATTATGAAGATTGTGATTATTCTGAGGAATGGAAACGCACCAAAGGCAGAATGATCCACGGCCTTATCAAAATGAAGGATACCCAAGATGCCTAGCACTTCAAAGAAACAAGAAAAATTTATGGCGGCGGCGGCGCATAACCCCAAATTTGCAAAGATGGCGGGTATTCCTGTAAAGGTAGCCAAGGAATACAACAAAGCCGATCAAGCTAAAAAGTCAGTACCAAATGACTACAAATCAAAATAAAGTAGTGGAATCTAAAAAAAAGGGTGGGCGTAAAGCTGGCATCCCAAACAAGGCCACAGCACAGGCTAGAGAGGCCATAGCCGCCTTTGTTGATGGCAATGCATACCGCTTGACCGAGTGGCTAGATGAAGTCGCTAACGGCGATCCTAGTCGAGATATAAAGCCCAACCCAGCAAAGGCGTTTGAACTCTTCCAGAGCGTAGTTGAGTATCACGTACCCAAGCTGGCAAGGACTGAGGTAACAGGGGCAGATGAAGGCCCAATAGAAATGGTGGTTAAGTGGGCAGCAGAGAAATAATCCTCCCTTACGCGCCCCGTAAGGCGTTTATGCCTTTTCACTTGAGGACAGAACGTTGGTCATGCTTGGTGGCACATAGACGGGCTGGCAAGACAGTAGCCGCCATTAACGACTTGATCAAACGGGCCATAACCGAGGGCAACAGACAAGCCCAATATGCTTACATTGCCCCATTCAGAAGTCAGGCCAAGCGGGTAGCATGGGATTACATCAAGTATTACGCCGCACCGATTACCAAAACCACCAATGAATCTGACCTAATGGTGGAACTGGTCAACGGGGCCAAAATCATGCTATTTGGGTCAGATAACGCCGATGCCATGCGGGGACTGGGGTTTAACGGGGTCTACCTTGACGAATACGGCGACTTTAAGCCTAGCGTTTGGGGCAATGTCATACGCCCTACGCTGTCAGACCGATTGGGCTGGGCGGTGTTTGGGGGCACTCCCAAGGGTAAAAACCAATTCCATGACATATATAGGGTTAGTCAGGCAACGCCAGATTGGTTCTTGCTGAGACTCCCGGCCTCAGTTTCTAAGCTATTGCCAGACACAGAATTAAGAGCCGCCCGAGAGCAATTAAGCCAAGACCAGTACGATCAAGAATACGAATGCTCATTTGATGCCGCGATTCTGGGGGCGTTTTACGGGCTGGAGATGCGCCGAGTGGATGAAGAGGGCCGCATTAAAGAGTTGCCATTTGAGCCAGAAAGCCCGGTTTACACCGCTTGGGACTTGGGTTACCGAGATGACACCGCGATTTGGTTCTACCAAGTGGTCAGGGGCGAAATAAGGGTTATGGACTACTATGCGGTCAGCGGGGCCAGCATCGAGGAAATATGCCAAGCCGTGATTGACAAAGGGTATATGTACACCCGGCATTGGTTGCCCCATGACGCACGGGCCAAAACCTTGGCAAGCGGTGGAAAGTCAATTATTGAGCAGTTAGCCGAGCATTTGGGCATGAGCAAGCTGGCAATAGTGCCCGAAATTGGGGTGCAAGACGGCATTCAGGCGGTGCGGATGGTGTTACCCCGATGCTGGTTTGACCCAAGCTGTGATGAGGGGCTTGAGGCGCTGAGACAATATCAGCGGGAATATGACGAGGACAAGAAGGCTTTTAGACAAAATCCCCGCCATGACTGGTGTTCGCACCCAGCAGATGCCTTTAGAATGCTTGCAGTAGCCTATAAAGCCGAGGCTAAGGACGAGAAACCGCCCAAGGGCAAGACCCTGCAAACCATCACACTTGATGAACTGTGGGACTTTGAGACTAAATATAGACAGGAGAGAATATGAGCCAGCCAGTAGCCGAAGTCGGTGGATACAAAAACATCACAGCAACGGGCGCGGTCACTCCCGGCCCATGTCAATTGATCGGGTTTTACGTCAACAACACAACCGCTGGCACATTGGTGCTACGTAACGGCGGTTCGGGTGGTGAGGTTATGTCTGGCACGATTACCCCGGCGATTGGGTTTCACCGATTTCCTGCAAACGTGGGGGTGAGCCTGTATGCCACGATTGCTGGTACTGGCTTAGATGTGACCTTCTTCTTTGCAGCGGGTAGCTGATGGCCTCCTACGATGACGCATATGAGGGTGAAGACCCTGGCCCGTTTTGGCATGACCAGATCGAAAAAGCTACCAAGATTTTCGACAAATGGGAAAAGCGCGGTCACAAGGTAGTCAAACGCTATAGGGATGAACGCGATGCGGTAGAGATGCCGCGCATGAAGTTCAACATCCTTTGGTCAAACATCCAAGTGCTGTTTCCGGCGCTGTATGGCAGACAAGCCAAGCCCGAGGTATCTCGGCGCTACATGGATCAAGACCCCGTGGGCCGTTTGGCCTCGACAATGCTTGAACGGGTTATGGAGTACGAGGTTACCCAATTTGGGGACTTTGACGCTGCCATGCAAGGCGCGGTGCAAGACCGATTGCTACCGGGACGGGGCACGGCGTGGATTCGTTATGAGCCGATCATTACCGGGCCAGAGCCTACAGAGTACATGGGTGACGTTGAGGCCGATGAAGGCGCAACCATCAGCAATGCCGAGGAAATAGAACAGATCGATGCGGCGCACAGCCCTATTGATTATGTTTATTGGTGCGACTTCATCCACAGCCCTGCCCGTACGTGGGATGAGGTTTGGTGGGTTGCCCGTGCGGTCTACATGACCAAAGAAGAAGGCACAGAGCGCTTTGGGGATGTGTTTAAAAACGTGGGGATGACCTCCGAAAACACAGACATGGACGGCAAGAACCCCCAGACTGCCAAACAGGGTTAC